GGCGTGGACACGCAAATACTTGTTGATGATGGGCAACGTGTGGTTGTCAAAGCCGTTGTTACAGATGATAATGGCCACATCATCGGCTCAGGTATGGCAGAGGAAATCAGAGGCCAAGGCAACGTCAACAAGACCAGCGCCTTGGAGAACTGTGAGACATCTGCTGTAGGACGCGCGCTGGCAAGCATCGGTCTATCCGGTGGTGAGTATGCCAGCGCAAACGAAATGGAGGCTGTGCCGAGAAAGCAGCAGAACTTGGAGACATCCGGTTCGGGCGGCGGCTCCGGTGGGAACCCTCCATCCCCTGTTGAGACGTCGTCCGATTCACAAGACGACCCGCACAGGGCGGCTGACGTAGATGTGTACAACAAGGCCCGCGTCAAGCTGGAGAACATCAAACTGCTTGGCGGTGTACACAATCTCTTCGCAGAGACCAAGCCGCAAATCGCTGAAATCAAGGGGCGCAACCCTGCTCGTGCTAAAGCGCTCGTTGAATTATTTCAAAAGCACGAAGCCCGCCTTGGAGGTTAATCATGGCAAGACAATGGAAAAACATCACGCAGTTTCGGGCCTGGCCCAACGACAAAGGTGCCGCCAAGTACGGCAACAGCAAATGGACGCCATACAAAGATGGCGCCCCGGCTGACGTGCATCTGCGCGCAGACGTACAGTATTCCGTACGCGTGTATGAGAACGATGACGGAAGCATCACGCTGAAGGTTGAGCAGCCGATTGAATATGCTGGCACCGATAGCGTGGCTGACGACGTTTCGCAGGGTGGGTTCAAGCAGGTGGCACAAGCCGCTGGCGTTCAGCAGGAGCAGAGAAAGTCTGCCATTAGCCTGGATGATGACATCCCATTCTAAAATAATCTTGGTAGTGCCTCGGCCAGACGGTTTGCTAGTAAGCATTGACGGCGTGTCCCACTACAGTGACATGGACGCAACGCAACTACTCTGGATGGCCGAGCGCTTCCTCAAAGCAGGATTGGAGGCCCAGCGTGAGGAAAAGAAAGCCGAGAAAGAAAACGCAGGACAGAAGGAAGCTGACTTGTGACTTCTGCGGCAAGGAACATTTTGTCATGGCTGGAACGTGGATTGCGAATGGGGAAGGACATTTCCTATGCCATGACATTACGACAGGAGGGTGTTTTGCAAAAGTGTGGAGAATGCGGGCAGGTGATACTTGAAAAAGGCATACCTGTCCCCGGCGCAATGCGTGACAGATGGTCTATCCTTGACCAAATGGAGGTTGGGGATTGCCTTGTGGCGACCACAGTGTCAGACTATGAGAAGGTCCGCGGCGCAATGTATCACAGAGGCATGAAGTACCGGTCTCGCAAAGAGCCAAACGGTACAGGATACAGAATTTGGAGAATCGGATGACACAGATTAGCTAAGATTACGCGGGTGGCTTTGTAATCGGTCGTAGGAGCCTCCCGCACCAGTTCCTCCCTAGCTAGAGAGTCTAGCCACTTAGCCCCCGCTTAGGCGGGGGTTCTTTTTTCTGTTGTAAGAACCCCGGCCTTTGCGTGGCCGCACTACTCTTGGCTTGTAGAGAGGATTGGATAACTCAGCAGCAAAAGGATTTACTTTTTGCGCTTCATCGCTGGCTTTTTCTTCTTTGTGGTCATCGTGGCTGTCTTCATTGCCTTCTTCTTTGCGGCTGGTGACAGACCGTAACCGCCCTTGCCTTTTCCCATCATGACTTCTTTCCTTTCTTAGCTTTGTTGCGCTTGGATATGTTAGCCGCCTTCTTGCGAGCATCAGCCTTGCTAGAGGCACCCCATGCCCGTAAAGATAACAAGAGCCGCGTCGGTTTGCCATCTCTATACTCAGGCCCCTTCATGCCAGCCATGCGGGCGAGGAAGGATGCACGGCGCGGGTTGTCGCCCTTCTTCACAGGACGCTTCAGGTTCATGCCCTGCTTCTTGGCAGAGCGACGGCCAGCCTCGTTCAAGCCACCTTTCGGGTTCTTGCCAGCCTTGCGCTGCCATGCCGGAGTTTTAGCCACGACGCTTCTTCTTCTTGGCCGCGCCGTTGGTGGGCCTCTTCTTGCCGCGCAGCTTGGCGAAGTCAGCGCCGGTAATCTTGTCTCGCGGCGGTGCTACACGGGCAATCTTTTTCTGCTTGGGAGAGTATGGACCTGGCATCACTTAGCCCTCTTCTTTGTTTTCTTCATCATGCCCATCAGCGTCTTTGCCTGACCGGCGTGGGCTTTCGAGGCACCCTTCAACTTTGTGGCCACTTTCTTGACTTTTGCCTTTTGCGCCTTGGACATAGCCATGTCACACCACCTCTCTCATTCGCTCCACCAAGCGCTCTGCTCGGCTCTTTACCTGGTTATACCACAAACTGTCCACCATCTCATCCGCAGCGCGGCTCCAATCCCTGTCATCTACCGCCGCCTTCATGCCTCTGAACTTGGACAGGCGCGGCAAACCCATATTGAAAAGCATGTTGGCGATGATAAGCTGCACCTCTTCCGGCAACTCATCAAAGTCTTCATATAGCTTGCGACAGTCTTCCAGCGTAATCGTGATGTCGGCCTCGAAGGCCTCCTGCACCCTTTCGTCGCTAATAGAAGTGCCAACTGGCTCACCATATTCAGGGTCTTTCTTTGTAATCATATGGCCGATGCCAAGAGTGGGATGCCCCGCCGGACAAATGTAAATTTCGTTGACGCAGCCCTCGTCTGCCTTGAGGTCATCACATAGTTTGTTCAGGTTCATCGTGTCTTCCTGTATCTCTTTGTCTTCTTTGCGATTCGTTTTGGCTGCTTGCTGACTTGTTTTCCGGCTCTAGTAGCCTTCCTCTTCGCTCTCGTGGTCGCCGCATATTCTTGGGAAGAGAGCGCTTTAATAGCTCTTGACGGTAGATAGCGCTCCCCGGTTGCTTTCGGACCCTGTGTGGACGGCTTGCCACTCTTGGTTCTCCATTTCTGTTTCGTCCAAGATTTGAGACTGCGTTGTGATTTTTTGAGAGCCATTATCTGTAGCCCCCACCCTTAGCCTTGTACTGTTTAGCCAGCATCTGCGCTTTGCGGGCAGACCACTGCCCCGGCTTGCCGCCCTTGCCGCCAGCCTTAATCTTGTTGAACAAGTTTTTGCGCATGGTGGGCTTGGTGTAGTTACCAGCCTCGTTCACACGGCTCTTTGGCTTCTTCTTCATTTCTTCAATCCCTTGAGGCCGCGAAGTCCAAACGATGCAGCTATACTAGCGTACATGGCCCACTGGAACCAGTCAGGTGTACGGCCCAACGCATCGAACCCGCGCTCGACATAGGGCTGTAGAGGGGGGATGAAGCACATGGCTATGATGGCTATGAACAAGATGGTCCAGGCTTCGTCCTTCCAGCTATCCTTGGAGGCCTCGGCCATAATCTTTTCCCAGCCAGCCTCATGCGTAGCCGCAACGCGCATCACCTCGGCCTCTGCCTCGGCCTTGGCAATCTTGACTTGGGACTTGGCGGCTTTCTCAGCGGCCTTGCCCTTGAGCCAGCCACCAGCCAGTTCGCCAAAGATGGGGATGAGGGCCTGAATCATTTTTCACTCCCAAGCCAAACAGCGAAAGCGCCAGTCATAGCGCCGGTCACGGTAGCTGTCAGCGCGGTGGCCTGTGAAGTCATGGCCTCTGGCGGCAATGAAATGAACCATTCAATGACGCGTATATACATGAATGTCATCACGAACATCATAAACCTTGGCAGTATCTTCCACGCCAAGAAGCGTTCCATAGTAACATCCATTATAATCTCCCTTGGTAATGCAGGATTAGGGCAATCAATGACCCAAATACAGCAAGGCAGCAGATGATGAATAGCGTTATGATACTGCCGTCTATAATCTTTCTGCGCTTCGCTGCTGAAGCAATAGCCGCCTCTCGTCTAGCCACGCGCGCCTGTGCCTGAAACCTTTGCCAATCATTCCATAATCCGGGGCGACCTGTGTAAATCATCAGTTCTTTGAGTTGCTTCTCCTGCTCCCTTATTTTTTCAAGGGCGAGGAAGCTTTCCAAGTCTGAGCCAGTGCCGTTCTTGTCAGCCTTCTTCTCTAACTTTTCCTTAGCACCCACAAATTGAGCGATTGCATTGCCCGCTGCGGCAATCTCTTTGCCGTTCTGGACAGCTTGCTTGATGACGGCGAAGGCGGCATTGGCGGCGGCTAGTTCAGCAAGCATTAGTAAATCCTCGTGCTGTCACGCATTACCTGTACGGGTAAGCAGTAGCTGGTAATCTTCCCTCCTTGCTTATGAAGACGCTGTGCGAAATACACACAATCATCCACATTCCAAAAGTACATGTCCTGGCTTTTAGGCTTGCCGTCTAGGAAGACGTACAGCAGAAACACATGCACCAGTTCCACATCACTTGCGCCTAGTCAGCTTGCGAACAGTCTCAGTCTCCCAGATGCGGATAAGCACCCAGATGCCGGTGACGATTGCCACGGCGTTCGGGGCCATATCCATCATCGCAGCGGCGGTGCCTGTACCCGCCGCAACATCAACAAATATTTTCTGCTCTTCTGGCATCTCTACCAGCCAGCCGGTACGGCCTGACGCATAGGCGGGTTAGCCAGCGCAGTCATCTGGTCATCGAGCAACGTCTGCATCTCGTCTTCGGTCTTGTTGAGTGACTCAAGCGTCTTGGTCTTGGCCCAGTCTTTTGTCACGCTGTCAAAGGCAACAAAGTCAGGGTCACCAGCTTCCGGTGTCTCCAGACCGGCGGTGCCGTATGCCGACACAGACAGCGGCTGGCCTTCTGCGTTTGTCTCGCTGTCAGAGACGGCTGTGACGCGCCAGTGGATTGTCTTGATGCAGTCGTCATGCCCATTCTCAGGCTGGTTGCATACGTCGAAGTTAAAGTTCCAAGTATATGTGTTGGCCACGATTATACCTCCTGTGCGTCCATAGCTGTTTGATATGCTGTCTTCACACTGTCGCTCCACACAGCATTACAGATGCCCTGCACCTCCGTGCTTTCGCCGCTGATGTCTGTGTCGGCCCACGAACCGTCAGTCTTTGTGCTGCATTGCAGGACATGCCGATGAAAGCTGCGGCTAATCTCTGTGCCGTCACGCTTGATAACTGTTGCGGTGCGTACTTGCACAGCTTTGTAGTCGCCGACTACTTCAATCTTGTCTTGTACTGTTTCTTCTGTCAGTGCCATTTTTATCTCCTATGGTTGGACTGTCCGACCCTCACCGTCTGGTGGGGTTATGAATTTGTTTCGTATGTTATTGTTATGTAAAACTGTGCGCTTGAGTCTGTTAAGTGATTGTGGTCCACCAATTCGTTATTCCCGCCGTCTGTCATTCCATAAACATAAATTTGATTACTGTTCCCAAAAACCATTGCCGTTAGGATGCCGTCACCGGTATTTACATACCTAGCTAGTACAGTCCCAACGCTATCAATTCCAGATGTTGAACTGCTGAATGGCAACCCGGTAAAAACAACAGCATTAGTGTTAGTGCGGTTGGTAAAGGTGCTAAACTTAACTTGTACAGTTACAAATCTCCCGATTTTTGTGTAAATCGCATAGTCTGTGCTGCAAGTCCCTTGATTAACACTAAAATCATTAATGCTACCTTCCTCATAGTCCGACAGCAAATTAGCCGACCCAGTGCCGCCTAAGTATGCACCGCCGGAGAGGTAGAGGTCTTTGAAGCGTGCGGAAGAGTTTCCTAAGTCGTGAGTGTTATCATTTAATGCACCTGACCCACCTGCCGGAAGAACACCTGACCCGCCTGATGGAAAAGCAATACCACCAAAAGAACTGTCGCCTATAAATAAACGGTCTGTATTAACCCCAATACTCCCCACTTGTGTGCCGTTGCTGTTGAATCGCACTAACTGTCCGGCACTGCTATTACGCCCAATTTGAACAGTTTCACCAACGGCATCACGGCTGAAGATTGCGCTATCACCGCCACGAATAGAATGTCCATTGCCTGTGCCGCCTACTGATGTTCGCCCCACCAGCAAGTTGCCGGATGCATCAAGCGTCATGTCAACAGTGGTGCCATCTGGCTTGAATTGCACAGACCCATCGCTTTGGATGCGCATGCGTTCTGCCGCAACACCAGACGAATTAGTTCCAAATGCAACCACACCGTTGTTTCTAGCATCCAGTAACACATACGCACTTCTGTCTGTTGTTTCAAAAACCGCATCATTGCCACCACTATCAAGGTAATGGTTTGCTCCTAGAGACACATATGTTCCGTTAGCATCTGCATAGCTTGAGATGGCAAAATCTGTGTTTGTGCTGGCCGACTGCAACCTAAATTTTGGCGTGTTAGACGCTGTTGCTGGAAGGCTAATCAGACCCTCTGGCGAACTCGTCCCGATGCCCACACGGTTGTTCGTCGAATCCACGACAAGCGTAGTGGTGTCAACCGTCAGCCCATCAGCCGTCACAGTGCCGGTGACATCCACGCCTGTGCTGGTGGTGGCGAGTTTAGTGCTATTGTCATATCGCAAGTCCACGGCACCATTTTCGCTTGCTATTACAGCATTTTCACCGTTAGTTCCTTGTAGTGCTACAGCCGTTGAGCCTCTAATTGCTAAAAGACCAGTGCCATTATCAACAATAAAACTATTCGACCCATCATGGTAAATCTGCAAGTCAGACCCAGCACCAAAGATGGCCTTGTCGTTGTCGCCGAAGTTGATGTCGTTGCCGTTGGTGTCAAGGTCGCCGCCAAGCTGCGGGGTGGTGTCAGCAACAATGTTTGGTGATGCTGCTTGCCAAGCCGAGCCATTCCAGATGTAAAGCTCGTTGTCACCTGTGTCGAAATACAGGTCACCATTCGTCAGCGCATCGCCGTCATTGTCCACAGTTGGGGCCGAGGCCTTGGCACCGAGGTAGATGTCGTCAAAAGCATCAAAGGAGGCCGCAGCAGACGCAGCAGATGTGGCAGCAGCAGAAGCATCACTGGCCGCGCTAGACGCGCTTGTAGCCGCGTTTGTCTCGCTTGTAGAGGCATTTGACTCGCTGGTGGACGCATTTGAGGCAGATGTCGCAGCAGCCGAGGCACTGTTCGAGGCATTGGTGGCGCTTGTTGCCGCATTGGACTCAGATGTGCCAGCAGCCGAAGCCGAGTTAGACGCAGAAGTTGCGCTTGTCGCGGCATTTGTAGCCGAAGTCGATGCCGCCGAGGCGCTGTTAGACGCATTGGTCTCGGACGTGCTGGCATTTGTGGCGCTTGTTGAGGCAGACGCCGCACTTGCAGCCGCTGCTGTAGCGTCGTCCGACACACTGGACTCACTTGCCGCAGCATTTGACTCGGATGTAGCCGCCGCACTGGCAGAGTTGGCCGCTGCTGTGGCGCTGGTAGCTGCCGCAGTCGCGCTGGTTGCCGCATTGGTTGCGCTGGTAGTCGCAGCCGCGGCATCCACAATCAGGTCATACTTGGAAGCGTTGGCGTTGGTTGTCAAAGGCTGAGAACCAGAGCTTGTGTGCGCAGAATTAACAATAAAGATGTTATTGGTGCTTGTGTCCTTCACAAGGTCACGCTCTGCATAGGCAGTCGAAGCCGCCCAGTTTCCTTGGAACGTGCCAATCTCTTGGGTAACTGCAAGCTCACCGCTGCTGTCGAAGGCAAACACCTTGTTTGCACGGTCAGTGGCACCAACCGTGAACTCGGTCGATGTCATTGTGTTGGTACGCGACAGCTTGATGGAACGGTCAACCTCTTCCTGGGTGTCCTGCGCCATCAATGTCAGCTTGTCCAGCGCGTCCTCGTGGGTAACGGCTGGGAATGGGTCGTTAGGAGTGTAGTCAGTAGTTTGTGTCAGCGGGACGTTACGCAGCAGGACAACAGTCACGGTTGTGGCCGGGGCCGAAACAAAGGTAATCGTGCCACCACCAGCGTTTCCAACGCCCGACACACTGTAATGCGTCGTCTTGGTCTGCACTGTTTCAGTGCCAGTCGCATTGGTACGCAGGATGACCGTGATGTCATCGTCGTCCAAGATTTTGAAAGTATAGCTAAAAGCTACAGTTGAGCCGTCGCCGGAATAGCTATTCTTGGTATTGGTGCTGCTGATTGTCATGCGTCACTCCTTCGGTCCTTTATACC